CTGTTTCCATAAATCAAAACCCTGCGACGATTTGTTTAACGGTATTATCGCCTCGGCGCCCCGTTCGGCGACCTGCGCTATATGGGGCTGCTTGAATATGCCGCCTTCCGCATGGCCGGGGAGAAATGACTTGAATTTATCTACCGCGCCGCCTACAAAACTGCTGGCCTTATCGCCGATACCGCCGAAAAAGTTTTTAACGGCTTCCATTTTTTCTTTGAAGAAATTAACAAATGATTCTATCTTTTGTTTTATGCTGTCAAACAAGCCAAAAAAGGCGTTCTTCAAATATTCTATTGTGGCGGTCGGCCCCTGCTTCATCGCCGCCCATAGCCCGCTGAAAAAGTCCTTTATGCTGTTTATCGCGCCGCTTATCGTGTCCTTGATTTTTATAAATACGTCTTTTACTCCATCGGGCATTTTATCCCAAACCGCCCCAAGCACGTTTTTAATTTTTCCCCATGTATTGTCAACAAAATTGCGGAATTTCTCGTTGTGGTCATACAGAGCTTTCAATCCCCCGGCCCAAGGGTTTACCATGCCGATTGCGATAGTTTTCCAGTTGTCTTTTAGGAAACTTCCGGCCTTTGACGCGCCGCCCTTGATGCCTTCCCATGCCTTGCCCGCGACGTTCTTTATTCCGTCCCAGGCCTTACCGGCGACATTTTTTATTCCGTCCCATAGCCCGCTGAAAAAGTCCGCTATCTTGCTCCAATTCTTAATTATTATCCCTACCGGGTGAAACTTGAAAAATAAATCTTTCAGCCAGTCAAAAGCCTTTGTAAAAATGTTTTTAATGCCTTCCCACAGTTTGCCAAAAAACTCTTTTACTTTTTCCCAGTTCTTGATAAGCAGATAGACGATGGCGATAACCGCGCCTATGGCAAGAACGACCAGCGTAATAGGGGACGTAAGGAACGCCATAGCAGCCCCAAAAGCCGTTGTTACCGCAGTNCCTATGCCGGCAACCACATTCCAAACGCCTGTCGCCGCCGCCAATGCCCCTGTCGCTACCGCCTGGGCTCCCATTCTTGCGACCGCTACCACGCCCCCGGCGTTCGCTATGGCCTGGGCGACGTTATACGCTACGATTGCCGCCGTAAGAGTGCCGACCGCGATACCCACAAGGATCAACGTGTCCTTGTGTTCCTTCATCCACGCCGTAATTTTTTCCCAATTCTTGACGATTAAAATAACGCCAGCTATGGCCGCCGCAATTCCGGCGATGATCCCGATAATCGGCAACGCCGCGGCCGCCATTGGCGCGAAACCCCCGGTAACTAAACTGGTAAGTATCGGCCCGATTGCGGACATGGCTATCTTGATAAATTTCCCCAATGACCAAACCGTTTTCAGTCCGCTTATCAATGTAGGGGCTATTGCAAGCCCGGCTAAAATTTTAGCGACGTTTTTCCAGCCGCCCGCAAATTCGGAAATACGGGTAGCGGTATTTTTTACCCATGCCCCGAATTCTTTTATCTTCGCGATTATCTCAGGCAGCCGTTTTACCAGATCGCCAAGCCATTTTCCAAACTTCGCCCCCAGTTCCTGTACTGCTGGCATTTGCTCTACCATTGCGTCTTTAAGATGATCAAACGCTTCTGTAAGCGGCCCGATTGCGCCGCCTATAAACTGGTTCTTCATGCCGGTAACTGATTTCGTCAACCTGTCTCTTGAGCTTATAAACGATTCCGATTGCCGCGCCTGTTCCTCTGACAAAACAATCCCCAGGCTCTTCGCTTCCTTCATTAAGGCTTGCATTCCGGCGCTGCCCTGTTTCATGGCGGCCATCATCTTTGATCCCGCCGCCTTGCCGAATAAAGTAACCGCTACCCTCGTGCGTTCCGCGTCATTGGGCAGGGACTTCATGTAATCGGACAGCCTTTCCATCGCCTGTTCCGGTTTCAGCCCGGCTAGTTTTTGCGCGGATAGTCCGACCTCTTGTAATTGTTTCGCGGCCGCGGCGTTCCCCGCCGCGCCCTGCCTTACCGTCAAATTAAATTTCTCAAGGGCGCCGTCGAATTCTTCCGCGCTCAATCCTGATTGTTGCATCGCATAGCTCAAGCCCTGGTACGCTTCAATGCCGATACCCAAACGTGCGGATGTTTTGGCTACTTTGTCCCCGGTTTCCGCGAAAGAATTGGCCATAGAGATAACCCCGGCTGTCGCGGCGGCGACACCGCCAGCGACGCCCAGGGCTAATTTTGTGGCGTTAGTGGTAAAACTTTTGAAGTCTTTATTTAATTGGCCAGCGGCTCCCTTCAAATCCTCAAGCTGTTTTTTGATAGTGCGGATCGCCTGGGACGCCCCTTTATCCTTTCCGGCAATTTCTAGGGAGATATTCCAAAAACTTTTTCCAGCCATAAAATCACCGCTTCTTTTTTTGGGATTCCTTTACAACCTTTTCAACTCTTGAATTGAAATCAAAAAGCTCCGATAGCGGCATTTCCCGTAAATCCGCTATCGAAGATTTTGTTACGATTGAAAGGCCGACAATTGTATCATTGACGTACCCGCAAGGGTCTTCATAATCAAAAACTATGAAGTCTTCGTATCTTCTTCTTCCGGCTGCGGTATCTCCGCAGGTTTCCCCGCGCTCTCCAAAAGCGCAGCCGGTTTCGTAAAACCCGTTTTTTCTTTCACATAGTCGTCGTAATATTCCTGCGGGTCTTCTTTTGTGAGATACTTCTGGACAAGCGAACAAACAAGCTCAAAGTCTTCACACATCATTTTTTCTATCGCCCTGAAAGGGACGTTAGAAATCATGGAAGCCAGGCGCGACGTGTACTCCGTGCTTATCGGCCTCATTGCGGCGGTCAGATTGCCCGACGTTTCGCGCTCGCACTTGTTCAGCATCGCGCCGTTGATCTTTCCGAAGTCCAGCTCCATTGCGGATATTTTTCTGCCTTCCCACTCAAGGGGATTCGACAACTCCACACTTACCGATTTTGTAAACATAATTTTCCTCCTGTTAGATTAGCCGACCATAATGTTACGGCGTGTATCCGCCATTAAGTCCTTGCCGTTGACCGTATAAATCCCCTTGAACGGATCCCATTCGAGAATGTCCTCTCCGTCCAGCCAGTGATGAGCGTAATAAACCTGCATGACAAAGGAAGCTTCGCCAGCCGCCGCCTGTTCAATCGAACCCGGATTGGCCTGGCTTATCGGGCCTTTCAGCACCCAGCGATCCGGAACCTTCTGATTGTCATGGGAGTCCGGGTTGGTCACCAGAATTTCATTCCGCAGATCAAGGGTTTTTGTCCCGCCCAGCTCCATGTACTTTGTAATGGCGCCGTAAATTTTCGGAACGGATATTGTCCCGGTCTGCGGAGACATTACACCGGGGATCGGTACATTTACCTCCGCGCCAAGTCCCGCGCCTTTGAACGTGTTGGATGATAATTCAAAACCGGGCAGCTCTACCGTTACAGTGCCGTCCAATGCGGCCTGGGATTCGCTGTCGTAAAGTTTGAACACGTTATTTTGTGTCGCTATTCCGCCTCTCATTTTCAGACCTCCCTATTAAAATAAATTGTCAAGAAGGCTGGGGTCATACATGAAGTCAAATATCAAGGCCTTCGCAGCATTAGGCGGCGTGAGGTGTACACGGAAGTACAACTGTCCGCCCAATATGCTCTGATTGCTGTTATCGGCCCGCAGGAATTCTACAAAGCCGCCGATGATAGCGCCGCGCGATTGCAAGGTGTTCAAGTATTCGTTCCCCGTCAGGAGTACCGTGTCGATAAGCAGCCGCGTAGTGGGTTTGTCAACATTCTGCTTCATGGTTCTGTTGGTTACGTTCTGGACGTAAGAGAACATTCTGCGGACGCTGCGCTCAAAATCTTTTATGTCCGTATTGCCGGGGAACGCGGCGGTTTCAACACCCCACGCCCTCCAGCCGTCAAAATTGATGAAAGAACCGATCCCGTTTTCNTTCAGGNAATTTGCCTGNNNNTCATCGAGCATGGGAATTACGTTGCCGTCCTCGTCGCACATATCCGTCATGCTTAACGTCTTGTTTGACGCCTGTTCATACGGAAGGCCGCCATTTTTATTGTCAACCTCTCCGAACATACCGGCCATTCTGACAGAACCATGAAAAACCCTGTCGCCGATTTTGACGC